AAACAGAGGGTGATTTAACAATAAAATATATGCAAGGCGTAATTAACTCAAAGGGATTTACTAATTTAGAAACAACAAATTATGGCAGGCAATTACAAGACTTGATAAATGGTTCTGCTATAATACCTATGGTAAGTGGTGCTGACAATGGCTAAATCTTCAATTTCAATATTAGATAATAAAAAAGCATATGAAGAATTTGAAAAAAGAATTAGCGATATAGAAAATAGTGGTGTGTATAGTGAAATAGGAATATTTGCTGATGCTGTTTCATCTGATGGTAGAAATATCGTTGAGTATGCAACAACAAATGAGTTTGGAGATGATTCTCAAAACATACCTGAAAGACCATTTGTTAGATCAGCCATAGACCTTCATGAAAAAGATATTGTTAAACATATTAAGGCGAGAGCCAGGGACTATGCTTATGGTAAAATTGATGATCCTATTAAAGCAATAGAAAAGTCTGGAAAATATGTTGTTAAAAAGATGAAAGAAAATATTGATAGGGATGAGTTTGTAGAAAATGCACCATATACAATAAGAAAAAAGGGTTTTGATATGCCATTATATGATAGTGGTGATATGTATAACAACATAGTAAATAGAGAAGGAATTGATAAAAAATGAGTGTTTTTAAAACCTACAATATACTTGTAATAAGAAAAACACAAGGTGAGTATCTAAATGGAATGTGGAAAAAGGGAAAGCCTGAAACATTTTATGTTAGATCCTCTTTTCAGCCATTGAAATCAGAAGAGCTTCTTTCACTTCCAGAGGGAAGAAGAGAAAGGACTTCTTACAAGATATATCCTAAAGTTGAGCTAAAAGGAATTGATGATCAGCAGCCGGATATTATAATAAATCCTTTAAATGGTGATCAATACGAAGTAATTCAGTTAGAGCAATGGCGAAATGGTTTAATAAATCACAATAAGGCTATAATAGGCTTAAAAAGTGTGTTTGATGTTTTTGAGTATGAATTATTATTCCAGAACGGTAATTATGTATTAAATATAGATGGCAATAAATTAACTGTATGAGGTAGTTAGTGATAACCGATATAATGTTATTGAAAAAGAATATGGCAGGTATAATATCAGAGCTAACTGGTGTAACCACTATTATTGCTAACCAGAATGCACCTAGACCAGAAAAGCCATATATAACATTAAGGGTGTCTAATATAAATGATATTGGTAGTAATGAATCATATGGCGTTAATGATGATTTATTATTTTTAGATAGGCAGCAAAATGAAATGACTTGCCTGATTCAGTGTTATGGGGATTTTTCAAGAGATCCAATAGATATATTGAAAAAGCTTGTATATAAACTATCAAATAATTATCTATCAGATCAATTATTACATAGTAAATATATTGCTTATAGATATAACAATCCAATAGTAGATGTTAGCTCGTTATTAGATAGTAATAATATTGAGCTTAGAGCTGCGGTTGATATTGTATTTGGATTTGCTTATACACAAGGATTCATAAATACATACGTCATAGAAAACGTAGAAATTGTAGAAAATATTATAGGGGGATAGATGGCTAGTTTAAGTGAAATTGTTAATGTTGTAATAACAAGGGATGTTATTGTATCAAGAACATCATTTGGTAATTTATTATTCATTGCAGAGTTGGATGCGTTTCCAACCGTTGAAACACCAACTTCAACAAATACCAGGGTTAGAAGGTATTCAAGTATAGAATCTGTTTATGTGGATTTCCCAACTCCTGTTGATGATGAAAATCCTACAGCAGAAGAAAATATTAATCTTGGTATAAGAAATATGGCTGTTGCATTTTTTAACCATGATGAAAAACCTGAATATTTATTTATTGGTTTAAAAATGGCTTCTGATTCAACTTATGGCGATGCCCTGGATAATATTGTTTTAAACAACAATCAGTGGTATGCTATTGCTTGTCAAACAAGAGTAATTGCCAGCCAGGAAGCTGTTGCTGATTGGGTAACAGACAATGGAAGTACAAATAAAAAATTTGTTGGGTTTGCCACAGATGATGAGAATTTACTTTCAGAGGGCGATGATACTAATATTGCTGCTTTACTTCTTGCAAAAGGTCAAAACGGTACACAAAGAGCTTTTTGTTTATATCATTCAAAAGCATATATTGCACCTGGAGCATTGAATGCAAATGTCGCTATTGATGAATGGCCAGAGGTTGCATGGTTCGGAAAATGTTTACCAAAAGATCCTGGTTCTATTACATGGATGTTTAAGGGTCTTGGCGATAATGTAACAGTTGATGAGCTTGCTGGATTTGAGTCAACAAATGTTAGATCATACTTTGCAAATACTTATGAAACTGTTGCCGGCGTTGCTATAACAATGGAAGGTACAGTATTAGCAAGAACAAAAGACTATATTGATAATATTATTGGCTTGGACTGGTTGGTTGCTAGAATTATGGAGAATGTCTATACGTTATTGGCTAACTCCGGAAAAGTGCCATATACTGCTACTGGAATTGCAACTGTAGAAGCAAAAGTAAAAGAGGTTCTTGCACAAGGTGTAAGGGTTGGTTTATTATCAGATAATCCATATCCAGTTACTACTGTTCCTAATTCAATGGATATTGATGTTCAAGATAAAGTAGATAGAATTTTACGAAATGTTAATTTTACAGCAACTTTAAGTGGTGCAATCCATAAAGTACGTGTTAATGGTTCTATAACAGTTTAATAAATAGGGGGAAAAATGGGCGGATTTATAGGAACTTATGATGCTAAACAGAATATTATTGTCGTTGGTGGAGTGCCTATCATTGGTTATGCTGATGGAACATATATTACTGTTGAAATAGAAGAGGATAGTTTTTCTAAAACGGTTGGAGCTGATGGTTATGTTGCTAGATCAAAGTCAAACAACAATTCTGCTGATATAACAATTACTTTGTTACAGTCTTCACCAAGTAATGACTATCTGTCTGCTTTATATAATCTTGATAGATATGGTAATTTAGGAATTGTAGATATCCTGGTAAAGGATTTGATGGGAACTACATTGTTTTATTCGGAGCATTGCTGGGTGAAAAAGCCAGCAGCTATTGAAAACTCAAAAGAAATTGGTGAGCGTTCATGGAATATGTCAACTGCTGATAGTACTTATTTTGTTGGTGGAAGCTTATTGCCTAATGCAGCCGTAGTATTATAGGGGTAGAAATGTCATTATTAAAAACAACACAAGAAAAGATTGACGGTTACACTATTAAGGCAACACAACTTCCTACTATTCAAGCGTGGAAAATGAAAGCAAAGATTATTAAAATGATCGGACCGGCATTATCCTCCTTGAATAGTTCAGGAAGAAGTAAAGCTGAAAACAAAGCAGAAATAAATGAGATGCTTTTCCTGAATGCTATAGGTACTTTTTCAGAAAAGCTGGATCCAGATGATTTTATCAACCTAATATTAGAAATATTACATGGTGTATATATCAATGGAAAAGAATTTACAAAGGATGTCCATATAGGTGATAAAGATAACTTTAATATCTATATGGCCGGGAAGATGATACTTATCTATAAGATTGTTTACCATGTATTCAAATTAAATTTTGAGGATTTTTTTTTAATGATGGAAAGCAACATTGGAAACTTCTCAGGACTATTCCAAAAGACAGAAAACTAGATGGAATTGACAAGATAGGTGATACAAGTGATGAGCTTAATTCTGATTATATATGGATGCGTCTTATTGTTGAGGGGGTTGCAACATATACAGAATTAAGCACTATCATTGGTGTTGATGAGGTTTTAAAAATGAATGCTTTATTAGATATGAGAAAAGATACAGAAGCATATATTAATCATATTTATACAAAGGACATAAAAAAATAAATGGTAGATATTTATAGAAACAAAATGATTGAAATAGCAAAAGAATATTATAATTCATCTATGAAGAAAAAAGAAACAGAAGATTTCAAAGATAGATTAAGAGATATTTATAGCTCTGTTATATCCATAGATATTGATTTGTTGTGCTATAAAGAATACATTGAATATAAAAATCTATTAACATTGTTGAATAAGGCAATAACAAAGATTAAGCCAAAAGGATTTACATGTCTGTTTTAAGGGACTTGGTAGTAAAAATTAGTATTCAATCAGAAGGCAAGAAAAAGATTGAAGATATTAATGAAAAACTAGACGAATTGTATAATCTTTCAGAAAAAATAACAATGTCATTATATCGATTTGGTGAAGCATTTTTTAATGTTGCCGGAAAAATAGAGCAAACAACTTTAGCAATTGAAGTAATGTCTGGATCAGCAGAAATAGCAGAAGAATTAGTTGATAAATTAGAAAAATTTGCCACAAAAACACCTTTTAGAATGACTGACTTAATGCTTGGTACAAAGCAACTCATGGCTGCTAATTTCCAGGCTGATGAAATAATCGATACAATGACAACATTGGGTACCGTTGCATCTGCTACTGGTGGAGACATATCTCGCGTACTTGCTGCTTATGCAAAGATGAGAGAACGTGATAGAGCAACTATGCTTGAAATTAACTCTCTTGTAAGAAACGGTGTTCCTATATTTAGTGCTTTACAAGATCAAATTGGTGTAACTGGCGATGAACTTAGAAAGATGATTTCAGGTGGACAAGTTCCATTTTCAGAAGTTAAAAAAGCAATGGAGTATCTTGAAAAAACAAGATTTAAAGGAATGCTTGGAAGACAAGCAAATACTTATCTAGGTATTTTACAGAATATACAAGATGCCTGGGCTAGAATAACAAGGTTAGTTGGTACTGCATTATTACCAGTATTAAAACAGTTTTTTGGAACAATATTACAGATATTAGATAGTAACGAAGAATTGATTGCTAGTGGTATTGAAATGTTCTTTAGAGGACTAATGTTTACTGTTCTTGCATTGGCTGCTGCTATAGAGAAGGTTGTTATGGCGTTTATTCATATACAAAGGATGTTAAAAATAAATAAATTTGTCGCAGCATCATGGAAATTTATAATAATGCTTGTATCTGCATTTTTAGGATTAATAATAGGTATAGCGCCTATATTAATGGTTGTTTTAAAAGGATCAATGTTAATAAAATTAGTATTAAAAGCGATTGCATTAATAGTAGGGTTCATAGGAATAAAGGTACTTTTAATTATTGCTGCTATTGCTGCTGTTATTGCTGTTGCACTTGTTTTGTTTAAAGTAGGAAAATATATCTATGAAAATTGGGATTCTATTTTGAACAAAATGAAAGAAGCTGCAAACTTCATGAAGGAGTCTTTTTTAGATGGGCTTATGTTTTCCCCTAACCTTGTGGCTATGAATGAAATAGAGCAGAAGAATTCTATTGCAAAAAATGATCTTGCAAGACCTTCTTCTATAAACAATAGTAGTAACAGTAAGAAAGAAGTAAATGTAAAAATAGAAGCTGGACCAGGTGTTGATTTGTCACAGAAGATGAACATGGAAAAGGTGGCGCGTGCTGTTTTTGAAGAACAAATGGAAAATGAACAGAATATAATTTATACTAACAGTTATGTCCAGGAGTAGAAATGCAGAGAAAAACATTTTCAATATTCGATGCTTTCTCACCAACAACTGAAATAGTAAGGTTTGATGCATTGGTATCAGAAACACATAATAGATCAATGGAAATTACTGTTAATCCTGTTGAAGGTGGTAATTTAATAACTGATTTTGTTATAAAAAACCCTGTTACATTAAGTATAACTGGATTTGTAACAAATAATCCGGTTGTTAAGACAAGTATGACTCCTGATGAAATAAACGCATATCAGAGAGGTTTGATTTCGTCAGGTCAGCAAGCGTTGGCAGAGCGTAATACAGAAGACAGAAGAAAGATAGTATATGACGCGCTTAATAATATATATAAAAAAAAGCAAGTAGTTAATGTATTAACTAATTTAGATATGTATAAAAATCTTATTATGGAAGATTTGAGTATAACATTAAATGAATCTACTGGTACTGGTATGCCTATTGAGATTTCTTTTAGAGAGATAATGATAGCTTATGCAAGGGCAGAAGAGATTGCACGTGTTCTTGATGATGAAAAAGATACAGGTGTTCAGAATCAAACTAAAAAAGATATGGGTAAAACTAGTACAGAGAAGTATTCTTTTACGAGTGCATTTTTAAAGAACATAGGGTTATAATGAGAATAATAAAAACTAACAGTCACGAAGAATATAAAAAAATCCTTGAAAAAATAAAGAGTAAGAAAAACTCTTTTCTTGGTGATTATACTGGCGTGAAAGATTGTTGGAAAGATGAGCCTTGTGTTATTGTTGGGTGTGGAAAATCGATAAGAGGATTTGACCTTAATCAACTTGATGGTATTCATAGTATAGGCATAAATCATATTATAGAAGACTATGATGGTTTTGAAGTATTATTTTTTCTTGACGATTGTTTTATAGATAGAACAAATTATAATCTGAATAATTTCAAAGGTAAAATATTTTATTCAAATAAATGCAGAAAACTTAATAATGCTATTATGTTTAATACTAATGAAAATAAACCAACTGAATACATTGAGGACGGTTTATACACATGGAGAATGTCAGGAATTGCAGCATTAAATCTTGCAATTATAATGGGTGCTTATCCTATATATTTACTTGGTTTTGATTGTGGTGGAGATGATGCTTCTGATTATCATTATAAAAAAGATTATGCAGAAGTAGAGAGAACTTATGAAAAAATGAGTAAGTATATAAGAAATGCAGAATATTTTGAACAGTTCAAACAGTGGTCTGATAAAATAATAAATTGCAGTATGATAAGTAATATAAAAACATTTGTTAAATCTGAATATCCAGATTTTAGTAAATTGAAATATAAAAGAAATAAACGGATTAATAAAAATAAAGAGTTAAATATTAGCCATATATCAAACCTGGGCGAGCTAAATAAATGCGGTGAGATAACAAGGGGAATTTATAACAACTCTATTGGAAAACATTTTTTTAATAAAATTGATAATAATATAGATGTTTATATAAATGATGTTTTGTTTGATACTGAAAGAAAAATGTATTATGGACAAAAGGCTAGAGAAAGATCAAATAAGTATACGTTAGATAAAATGGTTATTGAATATAATAAATTGATTAAAAGTCTATTATAGGGGAGTTATATGGCGCAAAGAATACCTTTAAATACAACTTCTGCTTATTATAGACATACAACTACTATAGGTATATATAATTATGATTTAGAATTTAAATATAATACTAGAGAAAGTTCATGGTATTTATCTATAAGCAATAATGATAATGAATTGTTGTTATCGTCATTAAAGCTATTACCAGGATTTAATATAATAAAGAAATATGCGTATAAAAGAGAGAATAAATTATTTGAAAATCCGTTAGTTTTAATAAACTTAAATACGACTGAAACAAGACCTATTGCATTAAATAACATGGGAATTGATTATCAATTATTTATTTTAGAAGAGGGTGAATATTGAGTGATTTAGGAGTACAACCTGATATAAGCATTAAACAATTTGTTGGTGCATATTATGACAGGCAGATAAAACTAAATATATCAAGAAAGAATCAGAATTTAGTAACCGTCCAGGAACAAGCGTTAGATTTTTCTGATTTAAGAATACATTTTGAAGGTACTGTAACAGATAAATTGGAAACAAATAGGTGTAAAATTAAGATATTTAATATTAGTGAAAAGACGTTAAATATAGTTGGTAAGGTTGGTCAGCAGTTGGAATTATTAACAGGTCATTCATATTTAGATGGAGCTACACTATTGTTTACTGGATATATAAATAAGATTCATCAGGAAAAAGATGGAAAAGAAATGATTACACATATAGAGTGTTATGATGGTATAGATAGATTCAGAAGAGCATTCATCTCAATGAGTTTTGAACGTGGTACTTCTGTTAAAAATGCGCTTGATAGGATAAAGAAGGTTTTAGATATTCCATATTATACTGATTCAGAGAAGTTTGCAGCTTCGTTAGGTGTTTTTAATAAAGGATATCAATTTTCTGGATCATGTGAATTAGCATTAAAAGATTTGTCACAACAATATAAGTTTAAGTATGATATAACAAATAATCAACTGAGGATATATACTTATGTTGAAGTTGAGCTTGATCAAAGGTTTGTTTTTAATCCCTCTACTGGATTGATAAACAGCCCGGAATTTATGGAGGAAACTAATATAGTTCATAATGATTTACCACCTAAGTCCAAGCTTGTTATAACTACTCTTTTGAATAATCAGGTACTTCCAGGTCATCAGATACGAGTACAATGGGGTAAGGTTGAGATAGTTAATAAAAAGATTAAATATCAATATAATGAGGTATTTAATGTATTAACACATAAGTTTGTAGGAACAAATTATGACAATGAATTTTACTCTATATTTGAGATTGAAACATTGCCTGATGCATATGACTTTTTAAGAGATAAATATATGAGGACGACTCCTGTTCCACAACAATATAAAAAGACTGGTGTTCCAGGTATAAAGAAGAAAGAGGAATTGGATTTAGATTTATATGATGAGGGATTGTCTATCTACTATATGGATTAAGAGGATTAAATGAGTGAGTCATTAAGGACCGGAAGTTTGTATTCAGCAATATCACAACTTGTTCAGTCACAGGTTACACAGAATATTCATACCTGTATCCCTGGAAGGATTGAAAAGTGGGATGGCAAGAAAGCAAACGTGCTTCCTTTGGTTCCAGCTTTAATGGCTAATGGACAATCATTAAGTTATCCGGTTATAAACGATGTTCCTGTAGTGTTTCCTGGTTCATCAGAAACAACAATGTCATTTCCTTTAAAAAAAGGCGATGGCGTACTATTATTATTTTGCGAAAGAAATATAGATAATTTTTTGCAAAATGGTGGAGAGCAAACGGCTGATACAAATAGAAGATTTAGTATAACTGATTGCATAGCAATACCAGGATTGTTTAGTTTTGTTGAAATTCCTAATGGAGAGTATGACAATACAAACATGATTATAAAGCATAAAAATGCTGAAATTAAAATAGATCCTATAAGTAATGTTGGTATAACAGGAACTACAATAGGAATAAACAATGCTGATCAAGCTTTTATAAAAGGAAATGATTTTGTTAATGCTTTTACTTCCTTTACTTCTACTGTTAGTGCAATTACCCCAGGAAGTACGGCACAAAATGCTGCTGCATTAACAAGCATTGCAACTGCTGCCGGTATTTTAAACGGTTTATTACAATCGTTATTAAGTCAAACGATAAAGGGTGAATAATGCCAAGAGATATAAGTATAGCGACAAAAGATAGTGATGGAGTAACAAAGGGTCAATTATTATTTAGACTTAATAATAAAGGTAAGTTTGATTTATATTTAAGTGATACAAATAGAGATTATTACGAACAAAAAATAATGATTGAACTAAGGTTTTTTAGAGGTGAGTGGTTTTTAGATACAACAAAAGGGATTCCATATTTTCAGGAAATATTTATTAAAGGTGTAAATCAAGCTGATGTTGATTCTATATTTAAAGCAGCAATATTAAGTGTAAGTGGAATAAGCAGCTTATTGTCTTATGAGTCTGAAAAGATAATAGGAACAAGAGAATATCAAATATCATTTGTTGTAAAAACAATTGATAATGAAATAATTGATTACAGTGTGAGGTTATAATGTCAGATTTTGGCGTAACAATTAATGGATTTGTGATTAAAGATGCTGATACAATAAGAGAAGAAAAGATTGAATCTTTTAAAAATTCCTATGGTCAGGATATAGATGTTTCTGCTTCTTCTATAATAGGACAACTAATAGAACTACAAACACAAGGTGAATATAACTTGTGGGAGGTTGCACAGGCTGAATACTCTTCAAAAGACATTGATGCTGCAGAAGGTGTTTCACTTGACATATTGTGTGCATTAAACAATATTTATAGGCTTCCAGCGGTAAAATCCTCTGCCAGTGTTATATGTTATGGTGATTATAATACAGAGATAGCAGAAGAAAGTATTGTTCGTCAATCTTCTACAAAGACAGAGTTTGTAATACAAACAACTGATACAATAAACGAAAACCTATGTTATTCAATATTGTTGGAAATAACAGAAGATGATGTATCCACAGAGATCAAAATAACAATGAATGATGTTTCTGTAACATTTACTGGAACAGGTGCAACAAAAGATGATATAGTTAACGATTTTGTTTCAGACATAAATACTGATGTGACTGATATGGGTGATTATTTATTGAACGAAATAATTATTGCTGAAAATATTGGTAGTGAATTGTTTATAAAACAAATAAATTATAATTCAGAATATTTAATGAATGTTGAAATTACAAATAATGCTACTTTTAAATCTGCCGGAAATGTTTTTAGTGTAATAGCCATAGAATATGGCCCGATAGTTATTGAAGAAAATAGTATTAATGAAATAGTAACAAATATATCCGGTTGGGAAAGTGTAATAAATTATGAATCAGGAATTACAGGAAGAGAAGCTGAAACTGATAATGAATTAAGATCTAGATATAAACAGTTTATTAACTTCATTGGTAATGCAACAGAAGATGCTATTGCCTCTAAATTGATATTGTTAGAAGAAGTCCAGGGAGCTATAGTAATATCAAATAGAAGTGATGAATATAGCGAATCCGGTATGCCTCCTCATTCTTTTGAAGCAATAGTAATTACTAATACAACTTATGATCCACCGGAGTCTATTGATGAGGAAACAAGAGATATTATTGCACAGAGAATATGGGATACAATGCCAGCTGGTATAAAAACTTATTCAAGAAATGTTCCAGAAATAATTGGTTATGCAACAGACATTGATGGTAATGTTCATGAAATAAAGTTTAGTTTGCCAGTACAGATTCCTATTTATATAACTATGAAATATACAGTAGATAGTGAAAAGGCTAATCCATTAAACAATGTAGAAACAAGAAAAGTACAAATTAAAAATGCAATAGCAAATTATGGAAATGCTAATTATAAATTAAATGAAGATGTTTATGCAACAAAACTTTATAGACCAGTATATGATATAAGAGAAATCGGTGCAATAACCAGCCTTAAAATAGGTAAGATTGAAGGTGGGCAACTAACGTTTATATCTATATTAGAAAATGAGGTTGCAAGGTTTGATGTTGATAGAATTACTATAACACAAGGGAATTAAGTGGAAAATATACCGTTTAGTAAAATAGATAGCTTTGAAGAGTATTTAAAAAACCTATCATTGTATCAATTTAGAGAAGTTGATTTAATGGATTTATTAAAAGGTTTTTGTACTGGTTTAGATGAACTACAAGAAGTATTCATTGATTTACTTAACGTATTAAACATAGATGAAGCAGAGGGATATAATTTAAACTTAATTGGAAAAATAGTTGGTTTTGAAAGAGTAAACCAGTTAATTTTGGATCCAGATGATGAAACTTATAGATCATTATTAAAAAGGCGAATTGCATTAAATAATAATAGTGGTGAGCCTAATTCCATAATAAGTGGAGTTAGATTTATATATGACATTCCTGGCGAGATAGAAATATTAATATCATTTGTCGGTAATGCAAACTATGTTCTATTTATAAACTATGAATTAGTGAATCCAGATATAAATGATTTTTATAAAATAAGTCCTGCAGGAGTTGGCGTAGACGTAGTTTATGGATCAGGAGATGGATTTAGATATGGTACTATAGGCGAAGAACAAATTGAGTCATTGACATTAAAACATGGATATAGCCAATTATCAGGAATGATTTATGCGTACACATACATTAATGGAGATATTATTACATTGCAGAATGGTGATAGTATGTTGTCGTATAATGATGTGTCTAATGAATATGGTGGAAGTTACAGAAAATTAGTATAGGGGGAATATATGAATGAGCCGGATAAATTACCAGAATGGGCTACTGGTTTAGAAGCTGATATAGTAGAGCCTGGTAGTGCTAGGAAATTAGTGGGTTGGCAATATAAGGATTATCCTCCTCATGAATGGCAAAATTGGTGGCAGAATAAGGTTTATGAATGGATTGCTTATCATCAGCAGGAAATTGAGGGTATAGATGAAAATATAAAAAACAATATTGTTGTATTAAACAATAATTTAAGACAGCGTCCTATAATTCAACAAATATATAATGGACTAAGTGATCCAGATAATACTAGGTTTGCAATTAAATATTTGTGTGTATCTTGGTATCAAGAAAAACAATTTATAGTATCATATAGAAATACAAATACAAATAAAAACTATCTTGGCATTGGATCTCTTTCAATAAATAACAATTTACTTACAATAACAAATGTAATAGAACTTCCATCGGCTAGGATTCCAATACGTATTGTAAAGCTTTCAAAAAGTACGTTCTGTCTTATAAGTAAAAGCAATCCTGCAGCAACAGGAATATATTATCTAAGAAAATATGAATATGATGGAATAACATTTAATTCAATAGGTAATGAAAATCAAGATATTTATGGATCTGGAAAAATAG